ACTGCTCGGTAAGCGAGTAGACAAGACATTTTATCCCGTGATATTCGGATATGACCCGGACAATCAAAGGATATGGACGGGTTGGGGCTATGAAAAATGGAAGGGCGAAGACCCGAAGAAAGCTTGGATTGACAAAAAGATATGGAGCATGGTGAATCCTTCGGATGGGAAAACAATTCGTAAGGATGCCGTAAAGGAGAGTTACGACAGCGCAAAGGGAAACGATTCAGACGAAACCAACTTCCAGCAACTGCGGCTAAACATCTGGGTTAAGGTCAAAACCTCCCGGTGGTTGCCGCTTGAGGTGTGGAACAAAAACGCAGGATTGATTATACCGGATAGGCTCAAGGGCAGAAAGTGTTATGGGGGGCTGGACCTATCAAGCAAACTAGATATTACGGCATTTGTATTATTGTTTCCTCCGGATGATGAAAATCCAACATGGGACATACTCCCGACGTTCTGGATTCCAGAAGACAACATGTGGGAGAGAGTGGAAAAAGACGGTGTGCCTTATGACAAATGGGAAAAGAACGGATTTATAAAAACAACGGATGGGAATGTCATCGACTACAAGTATATCGAAAAAGAAATCATCAGGCAGAAAGACGATTATGACATTCAGGAAGTAGGATTTGACCCATGGAACGCGACACAGACATCAATCGTTTTGGAAGACGCCGGGATTCACCCGGAACCGGTTAGACAAGGGTATAAGGATATGAGCCCAGCCATGAAAGAGATACAGGCATTGCTTACTAGCGGACATGTGAATCACGGCAACAACCCGGTATTAAACTGGATGTTTGACAACTTGGAAGTTAAACAGGATGAAAACGACAATGTTAGGCCGGTTAAAAGTAAAGACCGGACAAAGAGAATAGACGGATTTGTGGCTCTGGTTAATGCCATGAACCGAGCTTTAAACGCAGAAGACACCAGCAGTGTATTTGACACAAGAGAACCTAGGGTGCTGTAAAGGAGGCGCTGAGTTGAATTTTATTGAGAGATTGAAATTTGCATTCACAAATAATCTAAACGACTTAACGCGGGCCTTTATGAACGGCGAGGATGTCGATGCTTCGACGGGACCACTAGACCAGGAAGCCGCCTTAAAATATTCTGCCGTATTTGCGTGTTGCCGCGTATTGAGTGAAACTCTCGCTTGTCTTCCGTTGTTTGTCTACAGAAAAGAAAAGGATGAGAAGAAACCAGGTATCGACATCGGCCTCTACGACATCTTACACAGCGAGCCTAATTATGAAATGACGCCGTTTAATTTCAAAGAATCTCTCATGATGAACCTTTGTCTTGGAGGTAACGGGTTTGCACAAAAAGTCTTCAGTAAAGCAACTGTGCCTGAATTATTGGCTCTCTATCCTATTGAATATAACAAGGTGGAAGTCACCCGCCCTGAAGACACAAAAAGGCTTACATATAAGGTCAAAAACGGAACTGTCGAGCCAAAAATAATGACCCGTGATTATATATTCCACGTTCCGGGGCTTAGTATAAATGGAATTCAGGGATTGACCCCGATTCAGTATGCGGCAAGAGCCATAGAGCTTGGATTGATCTATGAGTCTTTTAATGTCAACTTCTATAAAAACGGCGCCAACACAAACATGGCAGTGCTGCATCCGAAGGCCATGAGTGAAACCGCATATAACAGATTAAAAAAAATAATAGATGAAAAGCAAACCGGAGTGCGGAACATCAATAAGCCTTGGTTGCTTGAGGACGGGGTCACCATCAAAGAACTTACTATTAACCCGGTAGATGCCGAACTTTTGCAGTCAAAGTATTTTTCAATAGAAGAAATCTGCCGCATATATCGTGTTCCGCCTCACCTTGTCCAGCATCTTCTTAGAGCGACGAACAACAATATTGAGCATCAAGGGCTTGAATTTATTATCTACACGATGCTCCCGTGGGCGAAGCGGATAGAAGAAAACGCAAACCTTCAACTTTTGACAAAAGAACAGCGGAAAGCAGGGTATTTTACAGAGTTTAAATTTGACGCTCTTCTCAGGGGCGACGCACCCAGCAGGGCACAGGCTTATGCCGCAGGCCGACAGTGGGGATGGTTGTCTGTTAACGATATTCGCAGACTTGAAAATATGGACGGTATAGGACCCGCCGGAGATATCTACCTCACGCCCGCGAACATGTACGAAGCCGGGAAACAACCGACGCAAGACCAACAGACCGCTAAGAATCAAGCGTTGGCAGAAGAGATATTCAAAATGATTACCGAAAGGAGTTGAATAAGTTGGCAGATAAAAGATACTGGAAATTCCAAAACAAGACCGCAAAGATAGGCGAGCTCATGATTTACGGATACATCATGGATGAGAAGTGGGCCGATGAAGATGTTACGCCAAAGGAATTTAAAAATCAGATGGATGCCTTGGGAGAAATAGACACATTAAACGTATACATAAATTCCGGTGGCGGGTCCGTGTTTGCGGCGATGGCGATGGTGTCCATGCTTAAGCGGCATAAGGCCGAGAAAACAGTATATGTAGACGGAATTGCGGCTTCCGCAGCCTCATTCTTTGTTGGCGCAGGAAAAGTAAAAATGCCGAGCAATGCAATGATAATGATTCACAACCCGATGACAATCGGTATCGGAAACGCAAATGATTTTAGAAAACTTGCTGACGACATGGACAAGATCCGCGAATCCATGCTTGCAATCTACGAAGAAAAAACAGCATTAACACACGATGAGATTATCGCAATGCTTGATGCTGAAACTTGGATGACGGCAGCGGAAGCTCTCGAATATGGGTTTGCTGATGAGATAGAGGAATCAAAACAAATTGCGGCATCCATAGACGGGGACAAGCTTTTCACAAACGGCGTTGAAACCGATCTGAGCAAGTTCAAAACCCGCCCAAAAATTGAGGACAAAGGACGAATTCTTTCAGCAGCGAACGAGCAAAAAATCCAACAGGCGAATGATCTTCTCGGGGATGTTCTAGGCCAAATAAAGGACGAACCAGAAGAGGACAAGAAAAAGCCATCAGAGGATACCCGGCAAGTGCCGGTTGACCTATATCAAAAAATAGCGAAAAACCATGAAAGGAGCGCAAGAATATGAAAGTAAAGTTGAAAGAAAAAATTGCTGCCCAGACGGCGCTTGTAAAAGTTGCGATAGATGCAGGCAGGGCAATGACCGCCGATGAGCAGACACAGTTTGACGCTCTGGAAACAGAGATAAAGAACCTTGAGGCAACAATCGAGGCGCAGAACAAACTTGCCGCGAGACAAAAGGCTGAGACGGAAGCGGAAGCAAAGAACAGGAAAATAGTTGAGGATGAGGTTCTTCATGCGGAGCCCAATGCGCATAAACCCGTATGGAGAGGCTTTGGCGAATTCTTATTTGCGGTAAAGAATGCGGCTAGTCCGGAAAGAATCATGGATAAGCGGCTGATAGTAACAGACGCCGCATCTGGCGCGAGCGAAGGAATACCCAGCGATGGCGGATTCCTTGTGGAAACCCAAACCACGACTGAGTTGCTTAAGGACACATATGAGACGGCAGTACTCGCTCCCCGTTGTAAGAAGGTTCCCATATCCGCAGGGAAAAACGGTCTGAAGCTTAACATGATCGACGAATCAAGCAGAGCGGACGGTTCCAGACAAGGCGGAGTATTGGCATATTGGGAAGGTGAGACAGATGCGCTTACTGCTAGCAAACCGAAATTTGGTATCTTGGAACTTAACCTGAAAAAGCTGACCGGCTTGTATTACGCAACCGACGAGCTCCTTCAGGATGCAACGGCTCTCGAATCCGTTATAACCGGTTTTTTCGGTGAAGAATTCGGCTTCAAACTCGACGATGCAATTCTCAGGGGTACCGGCGCGGGGATGCCTCTCGGAATCTTAAACAGTCCGGCCCTTATCACGGTATCAAAGACCGCATCGCAAACAGCAAAAACCTTTACATTCAATAATGCCCTTGATATGTGGTCGAGATGCAGGGCAAGAAACAGGATGAATGCAGGATGGTATATCAATCAGGAAATTGAGCCTCAACTTGCAAAAATGAGTTTCACAATCGGAACCGAAGGCGTTCCGGTATATCTTCCGGCAGGTGGCGCAAGTGTAACAGGTTACGGCACATTGTTCGGCAGGCCCGTAATCCCGATTGAGCAGGCGGCAGCACTTGGAGATCTGGGCGACATCATGCTACTTGATCTGAACGAATATTTGCTTATCGATAAGGGCGGAATCAATGCCGCTTCCAGTATCCATGTTCGCTTCCTATACGATGAAGCCGTATTTAGGTTCATTTACAGAGTAGACGGACAACCGAAGAGGAAAAAGCCGTTGACTCCTTACAAAGGTGCGAATACCTTAAGTCCGTTCATCACTCTTGAATCTCGTGCGTAAGTAAAAATTTAAAGAAGGGAGAATAAAGTCATGATAAGTGAAATGAACAAAATTCAACAGGCAATATACCCGCAGACGGTAAGCTCTGCGGGTACAACCTCGATATACTTCAACCTTGCAATGTTTACCGATGCATCGTTCGTTTGGGATGTTGTACCTACCGGATTGACGATGACCTCAACCGGGCTTGTCTACCAGGCAACCGACGAGGCGGGTACTGATGCCGCAAGTATTACGGCCACATCAACGGTTGTATACGCCACCAGTAACCTCACCGAAGCCACAATCACCCCGAGCATTTCAGCAGGTGAGACCGGTTCGACAATCGAAATTAACGGGTTGACGTTTACCGGATTGACAGCAGGTTCAACCGCGACAGCTTCAGACAGAGAGTTTCTAGGGAGTACCGCGAATGCATCTACCACGATAACAAATCTTGCTGCAGCAATAAACGATACCGGTTACGGCGTACCTGGCGTACGTGCACTCGCGGGTAGCGCGGCCCTGACGCTGTACTTAGACGAAGATCCGACAAAAGCACTTGCATCCGGGTATGAGGGATTGGCACTTACCAGCAGCTCAACCACCGATTTGACGATTGGTGCGAGACACATGCAGGGAATTATTGAGATTGTGGACAGCAAACTGACACTAAGCTCGAATTTCACTCATGTTGGTCTGAACGTCATCAACATCTCGGCAAACACCACGGCGGCAGTAATTATCAGGGGCGGCGCAAGGTATCTGGAACCAGAACCGTTTTGCCCCAAAACTCAGGTTTAATCTTTAAGGGATAGGGCTGTGCAAAAACAGCCCTGTTTCCTTTACTTTGGAGGGCTTATGAACGAATTTATTATATCTTTAAAAGCCGATAAAGGCGCTGCGAAAGTGGATTTTACACTTAACGGAAAACCGGTAGACGGATTATTTGCCGTAAATTTTATAGCAAACACCAGATCCGGG